CCAGAAACAGAGAAAAAGGCCATACACGGCCACTTTATAAAGTCTGTATTGTGCGGTGTAGGTTGACAGGTTTTGCCGGGCTTTTAAGGTGAAAACCCGGAAGCGGTGGAGAGCAGTAACGCTCTAAAAGGCTCCATGTCGTTCAACAGGTTTGCAGCTTTTAAGGTGAAAGCTGATACGGTTCGGGCCTCCCGACAAAAAGCACCCGCCGGATCGCGTGAAAGCCGGTTGAGAAGCGCACGCCCAACAATGCAGATTTTACAAAGTGGCCGGGTGCGGCAAGGGCCCCGCAAAGGAGGTGAAAATGTGAGCGGATACAGATATTTAACACTGGCAGACCGGCAGACGCTGGAGGCCCTCTATCTGGAAGGCGACCGCGTTCAGGACATAGCCGACCAGATCGGCGTCCATGTAGCCACTGTCTACAAGGAACTGAAAAGAGGCGAAACCGGAGGGCTCGATCGGAACATGCGGCGAGAGTATAGCGCCACACTGGCCCAGCGCCGCCTTGCGGAGAACTTCAAAAGGCGCGGAAGGAAAGCCGACGAAGCCGATCACTCGGATCTTGCCGAAGCCGTGAAGGTGTGACGTCGCAGAAAGGAAAACACAGACATGAAAAAGGACTTTAGATATGACGCCGCCCTTTTGAGTCGTGCGTCATTCCCGGCGGTACTGGAAGCGGGAAACCGCCCTTGCATTGTAGAAACGACCGTTTACCGGCTCAACGCGGTAGCTGTCACCAGCCTTATGCTGGACGGCTTTGAACCGCTGCTGAACTTTATCGGCTTGAGCCCGGACGACACATACATAACACAGCACGAAGTTGAGGACATTGTAACCGTTGTGCATATCAGAAAGGAGGCAGAGGCATGGCAGCACTCAACAAAGTAGCGAGCTACTTCGCTGACGAGATCCGGGACGGGATCGCGTGGGTGATTATATGGAAAACAGCCCGCAGCTGGCATGGGTACGCTGCATGGCTGGATCCGGACACGGAAGCCTTCGAGCCTGACGATCTGAAAAAGGCCCGCGAGGTTTTAGCGGAAGATCCGAACGCCGTCATGCTGAACGGCTACTACTGCGGACACTTCGGCGAGGACATGAACGCGCTCGAAATCGCGGCCGGGATCCGCTGGCATTATGAAAATGGCTACAATCTGCTGAGCGACTCAACCGCGCTCCCAGACGAACCGGCAGAGCCGGAGGAAGCCGTGGAGCTGACGCTGACGATCGGCCCGGATCAGGCAAAGGCGATCGCTCAGGAAGTAGTAAAGACCGTTCGGCCCGCGATCGACTACGCCGTCAAAAAAGCGCATGAGTTTACGGGCTGGGCTATTCAGACAGCTGGAGAGCTCGCAAAACTCGCGGCCGAGTCGCTGAGCAAATTCATGGACGCCATGCTCTACTCGGTAAACACACACCCGAAATGGTGGCACCTATACAAGCACGCCAAAAAGTACCGCGTGCGTAAAAAATACCGGAAGCGGCTCATGCAGCAGCTCGTTGAGAGCCTCAGAGCTGCGCCCGATCCTCTGGAGGTGATAACGTGAGCAAGCCATACCATGAGTGCCCGAAGTGCGGAGCACATTTAGACCACGGCGAACACTGCGACTGCAAAGACAGGCAGCAGGAACCGGATCCGGCAGCACAGAGCGCCGGAAAACTGGCAACCGGAAACCGGCGCGAGCCCGTACTCATGCCCGGCGCATAGGGGCACGCTACGAGGTATGCGGCGAGTGCGGGCTGGAATGGAATGTAAGCAAAGATTTAGTCCTACCGTGGTACGGCTACCGCTGCCCGCGGTGTAGGAGCAAATGGAAACGCATAGAAAGGAGCAACACATGAGAAACGAGGTTATTTTTGACGACCGGGGCCGCCCGGACATTCTGGTGGTATTTACGCCGGACGAGCTAAAGCTCCCGGACACATTAAAGGGCAGGAAGGTGAAGGAGTACGCGATCAGCAAGTACCCCAACACCATGATTGACGGAATGCCCTACTCTCTCCCCTTCATGCCTCCGGCCGTCAATGTCAATCACGACGAGGCGATCCGGCTCTGCGAGGCAAAAGGCCCCGGCTGGCACCTTATCACTAACGACGAGTGGGCGGCACTGGCCCGTCAGAGCTGGGAGAACGACACCGTGCCGACCGGAAACACCAACAGCGGTAAAAGCCACAGCCACCCGGAGCAAAAAGGCACTACATACCAAAACAGCTACGGCAAAACGCTGGCAGGATCCGGCCCGATCGGGTGGAACCACGACCGGACAGCGGAAGGCGTGGCCGACATGGTGGGGAATGTCTGGGAACATGTCGGAGGCGTCCGCTTCCTTAACGGGCAGGTGCAGATCATACCGAACAACGAAGCGGCAGCAGGCGCGGATCAGTCTCCAGACTCGAAAGAATGGACGGCGATCTATACGCCGGACGGGGATCCGGTTTACTACAACGTAAAAGACGGAGAGATCGTGCTGCAGCCAACCGCTCCAGAGGGGAAGGACTACGACGGCGTGCCGTTCTGCGATCTTCACGAGCGTGCAGACATGGACGTACCGGACAAGCTGATCGAGCTCGGCCTCTATCCTGCGCCCGGTTATGAAAGTGAGGAATATTTCTGGCTGGACACCGACGGCGAACGCTGCGTGTTTCGCGGGGGCCACTGGGCCGACGGCGCGTACGCGGGCGTGTTCTACCTCGACGGCGGCAACTCCCGCTCCTACTCCGGCACGTCCCTCGGCTTCCGCTCCGCTTTAGTCCGGTACTCTGGAGACTCTGGCGATCTGGATCATCTGGACGACGATCCCACCGACCTGAGCGGCGCACCGGATAAGCTCAAAGCCACGATCAAAGAAAACGCCGATAAGCTGAACCAGAGAGACGAGGCGAAAAGCTGGCCCTTCCCTCTGCCGGAAACACTTCCGGGAGTCGTGAAGCTCATGCTCACCAAAGTGCTGACGGAGATCTACACAGCCGCAGGCGGCAAGGATCTACTCACATTCGAGAAAATGGCATACAACGCCAGCGACGAAGAAATCAAGGAGACGCTGCGGATCGCTTCACAGCTGGCACAGCTCAACATAGCAGCCAACGCCATGAGGCAGGCGTTCGAGCAGACAAAGCTCGCCATGACAACCTCGATCACGATCAAAAAGGAGGGCGACCATGAATAACCTCCGCGACATATTCCAGAGGTACGAGGCGGCCGTGTTCTTTGACACGGAAACGACCGGCCTCGACGCCAAAAGCTGCCGGATCATTGAACTGGCGGCGATCCGGATCGAGAAGGCAACAGACGGATCCCTCATAGAAACCGACCGGGCCGACATGTTCATAAAGCTGCCGGAAGGCGAAAGGATCCCGGACAAGATCGTGGAGCTGACCGGGATCACCGACGAAAGGCTCGCAGCCGAAGGCATACCAGAGGGAAACGCCGCGGCAGCCTTCGCAAATATGATTTACAGCGGCCGGACGCTGCTTGTGGCTCACAATGCACAGTTTGATCTCCTGTTTGCCCGCGAAATGTTAAAACGCTTCACAGAGTTTTCAGAAAGCGGCGACATATTGAGCCCCTGCGACTATCTGGACAGCCTCACAGTTTACAAAGACCGCCGGGCATACCCGCATAAGCTGGCGAACGCGATCGCCGCCTATAAGCTGGAGGACAAAGTGAAGAACTCACACCGGGCGATCGACGACGTGGAGGCTCTGCTGGAAGTGTGCAAGGCCATGGACAACGAGCGGGCCGATCTGCTGAGCTATGTCAATGTGTTCGGATATAACCCGAAGTATGGAGTCACCGGCGACCGGCTCCCGCGTGTGACCTACTGGCCGCAGCATTTTAACGATTATATGCAGTCGCCGCACTACACTCTACCCGCACGAGTGAAAAGAAGGAGGTAAACATGTACGCACAAAGCAAAAGGAGCGCCTACCCTCAACCTACCAAGCAACAGGGTACACGCTCCAGAAACCCGGCCAGAAATGGCCGAAAGTCTAAGCCTATTTTATACCGCCTGCGGAAAATTTGCAAGCGTTATAACTGGGCCCGGATCGGGGCGGCGCTCCTGATCCTCGGAGCGGCAGCCTCCACAGTATGGGGCGTGTCGCATTTACTTAACCGCGGCAGCGATACCGAAGCAGCCGCAGAAACCAGAGCCGCAGAGGCAGCCGTGGAGCCGGAAGGCTATATTTTCAAATACGGCGAAGGCTACGCGGTAGACATGGAGCAGCTTACAGCGGCATGGGCGTCGGAGGCTGGATTTGAAAAGCGCTACGAGCTGACCGACGACGAGAGGCTGGAGATCGCGCAGGTACTAACGGCAGAGGCCGACGGCGAACCCTTCGCCGGTAAGGTGGCCGTGGCCCAGTGCATACTACAGACATGCGAGGACACCGACATGCGGCCGCACGAAGTCCTCAGCATGTACTCGTATAGCAAAAGACGCCCGGAGCCCTCAGACGAGGCTCTGGAAGCCGTGGCGGCCGTGTTTGACTTCGGGCATGTGGCGACAACGGAGCCGATCAAATACTTTTATGCCCCCGCCCTGACCGACAGCGAGTGGCACGAGTCGCAGGCGTATGTAATGACAATCAACAATCACAAATTTTTCAAGGAGGCAGACCATGACGCAGGAAGCAGCGGAAACGAAACCGGCGGCCACTAAGGCGACGGCAAAGAAAACGCCCCGGCCGAAGGCTCTCACTCTGCAACAGAAGTTTATCAAGCTCCGGGAGGCGATCCCGGCCATTGTAAAAGCGAAGCACTCGGAAGGCGTCGAGTATAAGTTTGCAAAGATCAGCGACGTGTACCGGCTGCTCACTCCGGCCATGAATGAGCATGGCGTCAACTTTGACATTGTGGCCGAAACCGCCACCCGGCACACGCCGGAAGGCGATCCACTTTACTATCACCATTACACCATGAACGAGCGCGGCGTCCAGCGCACTGTCTGGGTGTATGAGGAAGATCTCACGATCCGCTGGACAAATGCGGACAACCCAGAGGACATTCTGGAGGTTACACTCCACGCGATCGGAACCAACGACGGCGGCCCGGACAAGGCCAAAGGCAGCGCTCTGACCTACTGCCTGAAATACTACCTTTTTGAGAAGTTCGGGATCGACCAAGGAGAGGACGATCCGGACATGAAAAACCTCACGGGAGCAGCGCAGGCTCAGCAGGCACAGCCACCGGCTCAAAATCAGGGCACAACGCCTCAGAACAGCCCGGCGGGCAGAAATACCCAGCAGGCAGGAAAACCCGCCTCAAACGGGCACACAGGGGCTCAGAAACCGCTCACCGACGCCCAGCTCTCCCGTATGTACCGGAAGGGTGAGGACGTGGGCTACACACAGCAGCAGATTGACGACCGGATCCGGCAGAAATACGGACAGCAGGATCCCCACCTGCTGACGCGGGCGCAGTATGACGAGATCTGTAATTCACTGGACGCAGCAAGAAGGCAAGGACAAGGAGGAAACTAAAATGTTTAACCATGTGGGCCTTTTAGGCCGTCTGGCTCAGGAGCCGGAAATCAGATACACCACCGGAGGCACCCCGGTAGCACGCTTCGATCTGGCCGTGCCGGTGCCGAGCAAAAAGAAGGACACCACTCCCGACTATATCCCCGTTGTCTGCTGGGATAAATGGGCCGATTTTTGCGGGAAGTACCTCACCAAAGGGCGGCAGGTAGTCGTCGAGGGCCGGATCACGACGAGGAAATGGCAGGACAATGACGGGAAACACCGCAAAGCGGTAGAGGTTACGGCCTCCCGTATCTACTTTGCAGACAGCAACTACGAGGGAGGCGGTACAAATGGCAACGCACAGCAGACAGACGCCGGGGACGGCTTCATGTCGATCCCGGACGGCGTGGACGACGAGCTCCCGTTTAATTGACCGGAGGGCGACCGCCGGACAGACCGGAGAACATACAGAAACAAGCCGAAAGGCGACCGTGAAAGGAGGTGCTCACAGTGGCATGGATCCAAGTCCACCAACAACTTAAAGATCACAGAAAGCTGCTGGCGGCTGCCGACGAGCTGGAGATTGAACCGCCTCACATGCTGGGCCTTCTGACTTCCTTCTGGCTCTGGGCGCTGGACAACGCACCCAGCGGCTCGCTGGAAGGGATAAGCAACAGGAACATAGCGCGAGCGGCTCAATGGAACAAGGAGCCGGACACCTTCGTGGAAGCCATGAAAAGCGCCGGTTTTCTGGACATAACCGAGGACGGAACGCTGGAGATCCACGACTGGTACGAGTATGCCGGTAAGCTGATCGACCAGCGGGAAGCAGAGAAACAGAGATCCCGGAGACGCCGCGCTGCTGCTGCCGCCGACCGCAGGACGACCGACGGACAGACCGAAGGACAGCCAGCGGGCAAACCGGGAAACAGCCAGAGAGAAACCGCAGGCAGAGTAGACCAGACTACACCAGACCAGACTACACCAGAGAAAGAAAGTGAAACGCTTGACAGCGTTTTGTCTGCGGGGCCGACTCCCTTCCAGCAGATCGTTGACATGTATCACGAAACCTGCACAAGCTACCCGGTTTTGAGAAAAATCAGCGCAAACCGGAAAAAGGCGATCGCTGCCCGCTGGAAGGAATACGGGCAAGACCTGAGTATCTTCCGGGAGCTATTCGAGAAAGCCGAAGCCTCCCCCTTCCTGAAAGGCAGGAATGACCGGAACTGGACGGCTGACTTTAACTGGCTGATGAACTCCGGGAACATGGCGAAGGTACTCGAAGGCAAATACGCCGACAACCGGCAGCAGGCACCCGGAAAGCCACAAGCGCAGCCGGATCGCCCCGGACGAGTCAACACCATGGACGTGCTGGCCGGTATTATCGCAGACGAGGAAGGAGGCGGCAGCTTATGACGAAAAAGGACGCAGCTCAGCTTGTGGCGATCGTCGTTACCGCCTACCCGAACTATGACAAATTCAGGGACGCCGACAGCGTAAAGGCCACCGTGAGCCTCTGGGCTATGATGTTTGAGGACGTGGACGCCCCTCTGGTGGCACTGGCCGTCAAAAAGCACATAGCGACAAGCAAGTGGCCGCCCAGTGTGGCAGAGCTCCGGGAAATCCTTCTGGAGATCGCGCACCCGGATCTCATAGCGCCGGATCAGGCATGGCTCGCAGTCAGCGATCTGCTCTACTCCGTCGGTGAATTTAACCACGGAGATCTAAAGCAGCAGCTCCCGCCCCTCGTGGCCCGCGCCGTGGAGTCGATCGGCTGGAACAACCTCTGGGAAATGCACCGGGGACACTGGGGAGGCGGCAAGCCCGGCATGGATCGGGTGGCCTTCATGCAGCAGTACACGCCCATGTACGAGCGGGAAAAGGCCAGAGACATGACACCGGGAGAGCTGACAACGCAGATCGACGCCGTGGCCGCCTCTCTGCCGGACAAAGGGCAGAAAAAGCTCGCAGACCGGGAAAGCGACCGAAGGAAGCGCGAACAGTATTACGCCTCTCTTTCTGGCTGGAACCGCCGGGAGGCTCTGGCTGCCGCGGATCCGCTGGCGCTGGAAGCCGGGGAGGTGAGCAACACATGAACAAGATCATAAACTCCGACGCGCTGGAGGCACTGAGAACGCTCCCGGACTCCTGCTGCCGCACCTGCATAACCTCGCCGCCCTACTACGGGCTGAGAGACTACGGCGCAGACGGACAGATCGGGCTCGAAGATACGCCGGATCAGTACATTGAGAACCTCGTGAAGATCTTCCGGGAAGTACGCAGAGTCCTGAATGACGACGGCACCCTCTGGGTGAATATCGGGGACAGCTACACGCAGAAAAACCTTAACGGGATCCCGTGGCTGCTGGCCTTCGCCCTCCGATCGGACGGCTGGTATCTCCGTTCGGACATTATCTGGCAGAAACCCAACGCCATGCCGGAAAGCGCAAAGGACAGGCCGACACGAGCACACGAGTACATTTTTCTACTAAGCAAAAGCTCACGCTACTACTACGACGCCGAGGCAGTGAAAGAGCCAGCCGTTGGATTTTATAATGCTGCGCCAGCCGGAAGCGCCGGAACGGGAAAACCAAACGCCAGAAGGCGCGGAAACTCCCGGACGTTTAGGGGCGGCGGTGCCTACACCCACGACCGGGCGCAAAACAATAGTGCCTCCGTGAAGCGGGAAAGCCACGGGCTCGCTCCCAACGAAAGTGGGAAAAGAAACCGGCGCAGCGTTTGGACAGTAGCCACCCGGCCGTATAAGGGCGCACACTTCGCCACATACCCGGAGGAGCTCGTGAGGCCGTGCATATTAGCGGGAAGCAGGCCCGGCGACACTGTTCTGGATCCCTTCGCAGGAAGCGGCACCACAGGGGCCGTAGCCGCGCAGGAAGGCCGAAACTTTATCGGGATAGAGATCAACCCGGACTATTGCGAAATTATCAGGCAGAGACTCGACGCCTGCTGCCGGAAAGGAGCGGCTACATGAAAGCATATATGCCAGAAGAAAACGGCCCGAACTGGTGGCGAGATATACCGGGCTACGGAGGAAAATATCAAGTAAACCGACTCGGAGAGATCCGGAGAGTTTTCCCCTCCGGCTCGGTAAGGGACATGACACCATACAAAAAGAGCGGAGCAAAGCACAAGAAAATTCTAAGAAATAGGCTTTTCGTTAAACTGACGGGCGAAAACGGAAGCAAAGAAGTGGCCGTACTTAAAATCGTAGCTGGAGCATGGCACGGCCCCACACCTTCGGGAATGGTGCCATACCATAAAAACGGCATTGTAACGGATAACCGAGCCGAAAATATCGGATTTATAGATAAACAAACACTCGGAAGGAATACCGGACACATGGCCGAAAAAAGAAGGACGGTATTCAAAATTAACACCTCCGGCGAAGTTGTAGAGATATACAGATCCGCACGAGAAGCCGCAAAAGCTAATCACATGAGTTATCAGGCGGTACTCGACCGCTGCAACGGCAAAGTGAAAAATCCTTTTGCGCTGGACGGCCACACCTACCAATTTGAGGACGAAAAGCCCGGAAGGAAGAAAGGAGCCAAACCATGAGAAACAGGCTTATATATATCTGTTCCCCTCTCCGCGGGGACATTGAAAAGAACATACAAAAGGCGCAGGGCTACTGCCGGGAGGCGGTGGAACTTTGGCTGGACGTGATACCGATCGCGCCGCATGTCTACTGCACCCAGTTTCTTGACGACACCATACCGCAGGAGCGGGAGGCAGGCATGGAGCTGGGGATCGCGCTGCTGGACATGTGCGACGAGCTCTGGGTGTACGGCATAAACAATCCGAGCGAAGGCATGAAAAAGGAAATCGCCTACGCCAAAGAACACGGGATCCCGGTAAAAGACGCCGCCGATCTCTATCGCCTCCGGGAGCAGGAGGGAAACCGGCAGGAGGACAAAGAGCTGGGCGACGCCCTTCTCGTCCTTCCTACCCACACCGGAGCAATAAATGGAGTCGCCGCCTTTGAGTCCACCACCGTGCGGATCAGCGGAGAGGTGATCGTCGAGCTGGCAGCAGAGCTCAGACGAAACCGCGGCCACGACATCACCGTGGAGGCTGAGGCGTGAGCTGGGACTATGTGCCGGGCAAAAATGCGGAGGGCTATCCGGATCCAACTGCTGCCGCTGCCCTCTCAAATGTCCAGCGCAGCCAGCGGGGGCTCCAGAGCAAGCGAGCGGGCGAACACTTCGAGAACATGATCGCCGCAAGCCTCGGCTGGTATAAAGATAAGGGCGTGGCTTTCATTGAAAAGACGCCGGAGCCCATGCGACCGCTCAGACCGCCAAACCGGCAGGGGCAGTTTCTCGCCTGCTATACCAAAGCGGGACAACCGGATTTTAAGGGAACCCTCACCGGCGGCCGGGCCGTGGTATTCGAGGCAAAGCACACGGACAGCGACCGGATCGAGTACAACCGGCTGACACCAGAGCAGCTGAGCAGCCTCGCAGAGCATGACCGCCTCGGAGCTGCCGCCTTTATCCTTGTAAGCGTCGAGCTTCAAGACTTCTACCGGGTGCCGTGGGGCGTGTGGCGGGATATGCGGAAACTATACGGACATAAACACATGAACAAGGCAGAGCTCGAACCCTTCCGGGTGCAGTATATCGCCGGAGTGCTCAAACTGCTGGAGGGCATAGAGCTGGAATATGGGGAGCAGGAGGAAACAGTATGAACTTTGAAAGAAAATGGTGCCATGAGTGCAGCGGGATCCAGCTTTTCGGGGAGCATAAAGGGAAAGCGTGCTGCAGCGCTATGAGCCGGATCCTGAAAAACCGGGAAACCGGCGAACCGATCCGGGCCTACATGGATAAGGAAACCACCCGGAACATGTGCAGAAATCTGGGCGAAGGCTGCCCGATCCTCACGCTGGCAGAGGCAACAGAGACACAATGCGGCCCGGCGGTACACATGGCGGCCGTGAAGGCATAAGAAAGGAGCGCAGACATGAACGGAGCACTATTAAGCAGCAAAAACATGGGCTGGTGTACTCCGGCCGACTTTTTCAGCGAGCTGGATCAGGAGTTTCATTTTAACCTCGATCCGGCCGCCACCGATAAAAGCGCTAAGTGCGCGAGATATTTTACACCGGCCGACGACGGCCTGAAAGCGGACTGGGGGGGTGTCGCGTGTTCTGTAATCCGCCCTACGGCCGCCAGATCACAGACTGGGTGCGGAAGGGCTACGAGGAAAGCAAGAAACCCGGAACTCTCGTGGTAATGCTCATACCGGCCCGCACGGACACGTCCTACTTCCACGACTACATATTCCACGGAAAAGCCGACGAGGTGCGCTTTATCCGCGGGAGGCTCACATTCACGGACGAGGACGGGCACCCGACCAAAGACGCCAAAGGGAGGCCGTGCTCCGCTCCCTTCCCTTCGGCCGTCGTGATCTGGCGCAGCAAGGACGTGGCCCAGAGCCTCCGGGACATGGTGCTGGATTTAATAAAGGGCAGGGACATGACCGCGAACGAGATCGCCGCCACCCTGTCAGACAGGGGGGCAGCAGGTAAGCCGCAGCGACGTAGGCCCGATCCTAACCAAAGCGCAGGCGGCTGGACTGATAAGAAACGCCGGAAAGCGTGATTGCAGCGTGACGGGGCGCTCTGCTATCGCATGGAAGGCAGAAAAGGAGGTATTTCATGGGAACAAACCAAACCACAAAGGAAACCCGGCGGGCGAGCTATGACGCCGTTATCCCCAAAGCAAAGGAGCGCAGCCGCCTGATCCTTGAAACGCTCGGCAGCAGGAGTATGACCGTGAGCGAAATCACGGACGAGCTGGTGAAAGCGGGCCGGATCCCCTACTACAACCGCAACTATGTAGCGCCCAGACTCTCAGAGCTCAAAGACATGGGCGTGGTGGAAACCTGCGGGCGCAGGCGCTCCACACACTCCACAGCTACCGAAGCAGTATGGCGCAGGAAGGAGGTAGAACATGATAGCCCTTAACATTCTGCTGGGCGTTCTGGCTTTTGTGTGCCTGCTCTTTATCGTAGGCGAACCGAAGCCGCCGATCAGTGACAGAAAGCGCGGAAATATCACGACCGCCTTTGTCGCGATCGTGTTCCTGATAATCGCAGCAAATACCATTTTTTAAGGAGGACAACACCATGGCAAAGCGGAAAGTACAAAGCCAGATCAACCTCGAACGACTGGCAGGCGGAGCCTTCGCTGAGAAGCTCAACGAGGCACTCATGCAGGTGGCTGAGAACATTCAGAACCCGAACACCGAAGCCACCACCAAGAGACAGATCAACATAGCGATAAAATTCGCACCGAACAAGAGCCGTCAGGTAATCAATACCCAGATCTCCGTCACGACCAAGCTCGCAGCTACGGAGGCAATCGACACTCAAATGGTGATGGGCGTCAATATGAGAACCGGCCAGATCGAGATCGCTGAGTATGACGGGCAGATCCGCGGGCAGATGAACCTCTCCGACTTCGCAGAGGAAGATCCACAGCCGAAGGAGCCCGCCGGGCAGCAGGAGGAAGCTCAGGCAGAGGCCGAGCGGGAGCAGGACATTCCAACCAGCGCTCCTATTGACATGAGGCGAAGAAAACCAGAACCGCGGCAGCAGGCAGAGGCGGATCCGGATCCAGAGGCAGCAGGCCGCCTGATACCCGGTAAGGACTTCGATCCGGTAACTGGGGAAATATATGAACCGGAGGACGACCGACGGACAACCGACGGACAGACCGAAGAACAACCGAAAAACGACGGCAAAATCGTAGTAATGGAACGCGCCGCGGCGCAGGCATAAGAAAAGGAGGACAAGACCATGGAAGGAATTAAGGAAGCAATCGCATTTATCACAGATCTGGCCGTGAAGGCTGAGAAACCGGAAACCATAGAGATCAACGGCCGGACGTACTGCACGAAATCCCTCAAACGCTACGACGAGGCAGACAAAGCGGAGCCGATCCGGGCGACCACGCTCACCTCTCTGGTGGACTACATAAAGGAAAGCCGGGAGGAACTGCGGGATCGCATGATTATTCAGGTAGTAAGCGCCACCAAAGTGCTGCTTTACTCTGGCCTGCTACCGGAGCGGGATCGCGAGACGCTCTTTGAGGTAAACGCCCTGCTGCCCCGCTTTGAATATGGCCGGGAGTACGATCAGGAGTCTTTCCTTGTATCTATGCAGGCGTGTTTCGCACCCAGCGACGAGCGGGAGGACGTCGCAAAGGTGGCGAGCAATATCGTGAGCACGCAGGAGGCCACGTTCTCGGACGACGGGATCAGCCAGCAAGTTGTAATGAAAACCGGCGTCACGAAGAAAGAAAACGCTATTATTCCCAACCCGGTGCGGCTGATCCCCTACCGCACATTTCTGGAGGTAGAGCAGCCGGAAAGCGAGTTTGTTTTCCGGATCACCGAAGGCAGAGGCGGCGTTCCCTTCTTTAAGCTGGTAGCTGCCGACGGCGGGCGCTGGGAGGCGGTGGCCGTTGACAATGTAAAGAGCTATCTCGTGGAGGCGCTGGCCGACATTCCAAACCGGGAGCAGATAACCATAATCGCATAAGCCCGGCATATCACAAAAACCAGAGGGAGGGCTCCGGCCCTCCCAGTACAAGTATAAGGAGGACAACACCGTGCAATATAGACCGAAAATCATAAAAGGAACCGTAAAGGGCACCGGCTGGCCGATCGACGGCCACACGCTCTACTTCTCCCAGTGGGACTACGACAACCGGGAAAGCTGGCACCTCTACGGCTGGGACGAGCCGGACGACGAGGCAGTCATGGAAACCATGTTCACCACGGAGACACTGGCGGGCATGTGCGAGCATGAAAAGCTCGAAGGCTTCGCCGAAGAATGGAAAGCAAAGAAATGGGAACCGCAAGGGGCGTTTTGCCTGACGCTGGAGCAGGTGGACGTCGTGGAAGTTTTGCAGGAGGAAGTCAGAAACGAAACCCGCGAGGAACTCCGGGCCCGCGGCTTCGATCTTACGCCCAGAAAATACAGCGACAAGGGCGGGATCCTCTGCCTGCCTCTGGATAAGAACCTAAACGGCGACACCCAGAAAAAGCACCCGGACTGGGAGCTGATCGACTGCCCCCTCTGCGGCCAGAAATGCTGGAAAATGCCCGCGGCCGACAAACTCAAAGCGGCGCAGGCTGTCACCTACCTTTGTACGGAGTGCGCCGTCAAAGCGGGATTTTTGGCAGACTATCCCAAAAATCGGAGAAAGCCCGGCGGGAACCGGGAGCAAAGAAGGAGGGCGAAAAGAAATGCACGAAGATAACAACCCGATCGGCGCGTGGATTTTATACGCCTTTGCCTCTTTCCTGCTCTGGATCGTTCTCGTATTCCTGAAACTGCTCGGCGTGGTAAGGATAAGCTGGATCGGCGTAGTCCTCGGCCTGTTTTGGCTCCCGCTCGTGCTTATGTGCCTGATCTGCGGAGTGGCTGCCCTCATTATCCTGATCGCCCACATAAAGAGAAAGCACCGCCGCAAAGTCGCAGACCGTCGCATTATCCGGCAAGCAAAAGCGATCGGGGCATGGACACCACAGGCGGCAGGAGGACGGGCTCTGGAGCTGCTCGCCAAAGAGTACGGGATCCAGCGCGAGGCTGGAGAGACAGACCGGCAGCTCCGCGGCAGGATCATGGAAGCGGCAGGAAGCGCCGGAAGGCAGGAGGACAAATAAATGGACTATAAAACAGAGGCAGAGCCGAAAGCATACGCTGACGGCGTGCCGGTATTCTGCGCCCACGACAAAATAGTGGACGTTGCAACGCTGGTACCTAATCCGAAGAACCCGAACCAGCACCCGGACGCCCAGATCCAGCTACTCGGCCGCATTATCCGGCAAACCGGGTGGAGGCAGCCGATCACAGTCAGCAAACGCTCCGGCTTTATCGTAAAAGGACACGGACGCCTCTCTGCTGCCCTTCTGGAAGGCATGAAGCAGGCACCCGTAGACTACCAGAACTACACCAACGAAGCGGAGGAATACGCTGATCTGGTGGCCGACAACCGGATCGCAGAGCTGGCAGAAACGGACAATAAGCTGCTGGCTGACATTTTCGCAGACATAGACACCGGGGAGATCCCCATGGAACTGACCGGATACACAGAGGACGAGGTGGAAAGCCTCGTCACCGCCCTGTCCGAAGCCCTTCACAATGACCTCAACGAACCGGACGACATACCGGAAACACCGGAGGCAGAGGCCGTTATATCCCAAAAGGGCGACATCTGGATCCTCGGCCGCCACCGCGTTGTCTGCGGAGACGCCACGAACGAACAGGATCGGGAGCTGCTGCTTGACGGAGCCCACCCGGAAATCCTTCTCACCGATCCACCCTACTGCTCCGGCGGCTTTCAGGAGTCTGGCAGAGTAACCGGAAGCATTGGAAGCAAACAGTCCGACGGAAAGGGCGGATTTACAACTCCGACGATCAGCTCCGACAATCTATCAACCAGAGGCTATCAGGTACTAATGAAGAACGTCCTCGGAGCCACGGACATAAAAGTGGCGTATATCTTCACAGACTGGAGAATGTGGATCTATCTCTTTGACCTCGTGGAAGGCTCCGGGCTGGGCGTCAGAAATATGATTGTGTGGAATAAGCAAAGCCCCGGCATGGGTAACGGCTGGAGGGCGCAGCATGAGCTCATCATGTTTGCACACCGCACAAAGCCGAAGTGGGACAATCACAAAGGCTACGGCAACGTACTGGAAGCCACACGCTCCGGGAATGAACTGCACCCGACGCAGAAACCCGTCGAAATACTGGAGAAGCTGCTGGACAATACCCAGTGGGCCGAGGGCGTCCTCGACACCTTCGGAGGATCTGGCACGACGCTGATCGCGGCAGAGAGCGTCGGGCAGCAGGCGTTCCTCATGGAAATGGAGCCCGCATTTGTGGACACGATCGTGAGGCGCTACATAAGAGCCACCGGGAAAACAACCGGGATCCGGCTCATAAGGAAAGGATCTGAGCAGCCCCGTGAGGTATTCGAGGGGATATTTGAGTAAATGAGACTGAAAGGAGGCGGGGCCCATGGGGCACAAAAAACAGGCGGCGGGAGGAAAGCGGCCGAAGGAAACCGACGCAATAAAGGAGAAGCTGCAGCACTATGCGACCTTCCAGCGCCGGATCGAGAATAAGATCGAGCGGCTCGTGTATCTGGAGTCCGTCATGGGCTCACCTTCCAGCCCGAACCTCTCCGGTATGCCGGGAGGCAGCGGAGACGGAACCAGTAAAACGGAAAGGCAGGTCGTCCAAAAAGATGAACTTACTCAGGCGATCAATGCCATGCAGCAGGAGGAATACGACGAGCGCATGGAGCTGGAGCTGCTGATCGGGAAAATGAAAAACCCGGACGAACAAACCGTCATTGAAATGCGATACTTCGATCATGCACGGTGGTGGGCGGTAAGCGCTGCCCTGTTCGGGGATATGGAGGACTACGAAGAACACGAAAAGCGGTACCTAAAGCGGACATTTAAGATCCATGGCTCTGCTTTGCAATCGCTGGCGAAAATATACGCACAGAAATAAGAATATTTCAGCGCCCGCTAAAAGCCACAACAGGCTGGAAGCGGGCGTTTTTTGTCCACAGGCAGCAGGAGGACAATGTGGAAAACGGGGCAAAAATAAATATTAAATTTTTATTAACAAAATAATGGAGTCCAAAATGCTGCCTAAAAATGGCCGCAAACGCCCATTTTATCAGTGTTTCCGGGGCGAGGGGATAAAAGGGGATAAAAAGGGATAAAAGGGGACAAAAGGGGATAAAAAGGGATAAACCCATGTGCTACACTATAAGACAGCGGAAACCGTCTGGAGACACTGCAAGTCTCCGGGCGGTTTTTCCGTTTCCGAAGGAAAGGAGGCGGGCCATGAGCGACCTATTCAGGACAGGCCCGGCCCGGAGAACAAGCGGCAGCTTTACTGTCTCCTACTCTGGAGCGGGCGACATAGTGAAAAGGATCCAGAAGCTAAAAGACGGCGGCGAAGTGGCGATAAAGCGAACGGTATCAGACTTCACGAGCAGAGGCCCCGGCTGGGTGTCCAAAGGGATCCGCGAGCACTACGGCGTAGACACCGCGGCCATAAAGGACGCAGCCAAGAAGCCGAAGCGCGGAAGGACTTCGATCCGTGTCGCTGGCATATCCGTGGACGGGGCAACTCTGGAATATAAGGGCAGAACCCTGACACCGATCCACTTCAAAATGAGCCCAAAAGCCCGGCCTTCTGCACAGCAAAAGAAGCCGATCAGAATACCGGGCCAACTGATAGCCGGGGGCTCTCCCGTTGCTATGGTAAGGCCACCCAGAAAGTACACTGTAAAAGTGACGATCATAAAAGGACAGCGTACAGCCATGAGCAGCGACACCTTCCTGACCGCTGGCAAAGGCGGGGCTATCCTTCCGTACCAGCGTACCGGAGAGGGCCGCTCCCCTATCGAGGCAGTGCGTACCTTGTCCGTGCCGCAGATGATTGACGGCAGAGCCCGCGAGACTATCGAGCAGACAATCAACGAGAAGCTGGGCGAACGCTTCAACCACCACATAGAGCAAGCCATGAAGTAATCAGCAGGAAGGCAAGGACAAGGCACCGGGCAGCAAGGAAAGCCGAGCCCACGAGCGCAGCCACCAAGAAAAAAGAAAGAAAAGGCCACAACGCAGGGGCACCAAGAGGCAAGGGCACACGGGCCGGAGGCCGAGTCAACCCAAAGGCGAGGCCAAACCAAAACCGGGCAAGCCGCCCGGAAGGTACTGTGACACTCCGAAAAGCCCTGCGGTGCTGGCGAGCCCAAAACACGCGCAGACTCAGAAAAATTTTTTCAGGCCGTTTCGTTTCGCCTGACCGCACGGAAAGGAGGTGACGCTATGGCAGAAAATCCGAAACAGAACCTACAAAGCACCGACATTATAGCGAAACTTTTCGATCTTGATGTCCGTCGAGTGCAGCAGCTCGCAAAGGAGGGTATTCTCCCGGCAGCGTCACAAAGGCCCTACAAGTTTGACCTTCTCCCAACCGTTAAGGCGTACATTCGTTACCTGCGAGATCGGGCAAATGGGAAAGAGGCCAAAACGGCCGACACTGTAAAGGCTGAGGCCGACAAGCTACGGGCAGAGGCGGATCTGAAACAGAGCAAGGCCAAGATCGCCGAGCTCCAGCTTAAAGAGCTGGAAGGGAAAATGCACCGCAGCGAGGACGTGGAAGCTCTGACGAACGACCTCGTTTACACCGCCCGCAGCATGATAATGGCGCTCCCCGGCCGCCTCGCCATGGACGTTGTGCAGGCAGGCAGCGCCAACGAAGCCTCGGCGCTGATCCGGACTGAGTGCTACAAAATACTGGACGAGCTCGCGGGCTATCAATACGATCCCGAAGCATACCGGCGGCGCGTGAGGGATCGCGAAGGCTGGAGCGACGCGCTCGCAGATGAAGAAGCCGACGAGTAAGAAAGCCGCCAAGAGGCTGAACGCGGCCATAGGCCCAGCAGTCCAAAACTTCAAACCGCCGGAAGAACTGACGGTGGCCGAGTGGGCCGACAAGCACCGGCGACTCTCCCCGGAAACCTCAGCAGAGGCAGGCCCGTGGCGCACGTCACGAACCCCATACCTCCGGGAACCTATGGAAGCGTTCACGGATCCCAAAATCCGCAAGATCGTCATGGTGGCAGCGTCTCAGGTAGGTAAGTCTGAGCTGGAGCTGAATATAATCGGCTACATCATAGACCAAGATCCGGGCTCTATTATTTTTGTGCAGCCAACGCTTGACGACGCCAGAAAGTTTTCCCGCTTGCGTATCGCTCCCATGATCCGAGACAGCAAGGTGCTGAAAGCCAAGGTTTCGGATATTAAGGCGAAGGACTCTGGGAACACGATCCTCCAGAAATCCTTCCCCGGCGGTATGCTGACAATCACGGGCTCCAACAGCCCGTCGGCTCTTGCTTCCACTCCTGCCCGCTACATTATCGGCGACGAGCGCGACCGCTGGGCGATCAGCGCCGGAACCGAGGGCGATCCGTGGGCTCTGGCAGAAGCCAGACAGACCACCTTCTATAATGCGAAGGCCGTCGAGGTATCAACTCCGACAATAAAAGGAGCCTCGAACATTGAAAGCAGCTACTACCAAGGAACACAGGAACGCTGGTGCCACAAGTGCCCGGAGTGTGGCGAGTATGGCGAGATCATATTCGACCGGATCCACTACAAGCACACTGTCAAAAAGGTGCGCGGGAAAAAGGTGTACAGCATAGACGGGCCGATCTCATGGGCCTGTCCGAACTGCGGGTGCCTCGTGCCGGAGGAAACCATGCGCCGACAGCCTGCAAAGTGGATCGCAGAAAACCCGGACGCCTACGCTACCGGAGCGCGTTCCTTCTGGCTGAACGCCTTCTCGTCCCCGTGGACACCATGGGAAAAGATCGTCCTCAAATTTTTGCAGGCAAAGGACGAACCGCAAAAGCTGAAAGTTGTTTACAACACGCTGCTGGGCGAACTCTGGGAGGATCGCGGCGGCATTATCGACGAGGACACCATGCTGGCCCGCCGCGAGGACTACGGAACCAATGCAGACGGATCCCCGGTGGAACTGCCGGAGGGCGTGCTTGTGCTGACCTGCGGCGTAGATACACAGGACAACCGGCTGGAATACGAAGTTGTGGGGCACGGCTATTATGGCGAAACATGGGGCATAAAAAAAGGCTACATCATGGGAAAACCGGACACCGACGACGTATGGCAGCAGCTCGACGACGTGATCGGTCATGTCTACCGCTTCAAAGACAACAAGCGGGGGCTCAGGATCTCGATCACATGCGTGGACTCTGGCGGCCACTATACGCAGGAAGTTTACACGCGCTGCCGGGCGCGGAAAAATCAGCGTGTCTTTGCTATCAAAGGAAAAGGCGGCGACGGGATCCCATTCGTCACACCGCCCTCGAAAGTGGCGATCAAGGACAACAAGCGGATAACCTGCTGGCTCTATACCTTCGGTGTAGACGCCGGGAAAGAGGCGATCATGTCAAACATAAAGGTGCAGGAGCCGGGAGCGAAATATTGCCATTTCCCGCGGGGCGAAAGCTACGGGTATGACTCTTATTATTTCAACGGCCTGCTGTCTGAAAAGCTGGAGCTTACCCAGACCAAGCGGGGCAACCGCGGGGCGTGGGTAAAGATCCCCGGACATGAACGAAACGAAGCCCTCGACTGCCGAAACTATGCACTCGGAGGCTTCCGGATCCTCAACCCGGACATGGAGGCGGTGGAACGCAGACTCAGTAACATGCCGGAAAATCCACGGCCAAAAAAGGCTGCAGCACCACAGCGACGCCAGAACAATGCGGCGCAGTATTTTGATGAATGGTAAGGAGGCAACACTATGGCACGAACGAAAGCGACCATACAGCAGGAGCTCGAAACCACGCGCCGGAGGCTGGACGCCTATCTGGATCGCGAGGCTGACATGCTGGCAAAGAACGGCGTGCAAAGCTACGGGATCGGCTCCCGCAATATCCAATATTACAGTACCGCCCTGAAAGATATTCAGGACATGATCGAGAAGCTCCGCGCCCGGATCCGGGAGCTGGAGGCTGAACTGGAGGGGCGAGCCCCTCGCAGAGCGCTGGGCGTTGTCCCGCGCGACTGGTAAAGGGTAAACGCCGGATCTCTCCGGCTTTACTACGGCACGGCCGAAGGAGGTTTTCGCTCCTTTACTTCCACGGCTGCGCCGTTTTTTATTTCATGCAAGGAGGTGAGAAAAATCAGATACCACAAGGAAATGGGAGTGTATCTGCCCGACGACGTGCGGCCACAGAATAAAGGGTACGGGGAAGCTGGGGCCAGCTGGAGAAAGCGGGCCGTGAAGGGCTTCAATGCTCCCAGTGGATCCTCGCATGAGGACATAGACTTTAACAACTACACCCTACGGCAACGCTCCCGTATGCTTTACATGGCCGCCCCCGTCGCCACCTCAGCGATCAAAACCAACCGCACAAATGTGGTGGGTGTCGGCCTGCGGCTGAAAAGCCGGATCGACAGGGAGGTGCTGGGGCTCACGCCGGAGCAGGCCGAAGAATGGCAGAAAACCACCGAGCGGGAGTTTAACCTTTGGGCGAAAGACAAACGAGCCTGCGACGCTACCGGCATGAACAACTTCTACGGGCTCCAGCAGCTCGCCCTTGTGTCGTGGCTCCTATCCGGCGACTGTATCGGACTGATTAAACAGTACCCTGTCACCCGGCTGCTCCCCTACTCGCTGCGCGTCCACCTGATTGAGTCAGACAGGATCGCAACACCGGGAGGCTACGGATCCGGGGGATCTGTCACTTATACGACCGGAAGAAACCCGGACAACGGGAACACGATCTACGACGGCGTAGAGGTTGACAGCAACGGCATGGTAGTAGCCTATCATATCCGCAGCAACTACCCGTTTGAACTCGGAGCGCCGACGACAACATGGGCGCGGGTGCTGGCTTATCAGGAGCACACCGGACTCCCCAACGTGCTGCACATCATTGACACCGAGCGCCCGGATCAGTACCGTGGCGTCAGCTATCTGGCACAGGTGATCGAGCCGCTGCTCCAGATCCGCAGATACACGGAGTCCGAGCTTATGGCTGCGGTGGTGGAGTCCTTTTATACCGCGTTCATCAAGACAGAGGCTCCGACCGACGAGAACCCGTTCAACCAGACGGATCCGGACGTGCCGGGAGAACCGAAAGGCCCCAACGAATACAGCATGGGGCCGGGCCAAGTCAATGTCATGGCTCCGGGGGAAAGCGTGGAGTTTGCAAACCCAACGCACCCGAACGGCAGTTTTGACAAATTCGTGGCAGCAATCAGCGCACAGGTAGGCGCAGCTCTGGAAGTTCCCGCGGATCTTCTACTGAAACAGTTTAATAGCTCCTATTCTGCCAGCCGCGCCGCCCTTCTGGAAGCGTGGAAGGCGTTCAAAATGCGCCGGGAATGGCTGGCAGACGACTTTTGCCGACCGTGCTATGAAGTGTGGATGAGCGAAGCCGTGGCCCGTGGGCGTATCTATGCACCGGGATTTTTCGACAACCCAACGATCCGCGCTGCATATCTCGGCAGCGAGTGGCTGGGCCCGTCTCAGGGACAGCTCGATCCGGTGAAGGAAATCACCGCAGAGATCCTCGCGTGCAGCGAGGGCTTTTCCACCCATGAGCAGAGCACGATCCGACTCAATGGCGGTCAGTGGGACGCCAATGTCGAACAGCTCCAGAGGGAAAACGAAAAGCTCGGAGGCAACGCGCCAGATCCACACCAAAACGGAAGCGGCTCAGGAGGCCCACAGCAGCCGCAAGAAGGCGAGGAACCGGCAGAGGGGGACAATAACCCACACAGCCCCGAAAATGCTCGCAGACGGGGCGCTGAGGCCCTGCGTGGCCTTATTATAAGCGAGCAGATCAAACAATCCATACAAGGAGGGACAGCCAATGAAAGCACCACATAGCTTGCACATGGGCCCGGCACCGGTAGCGGCTCCCGCAGCCACAGCGACAAAGTTCTGGAACGTAGCAAGCGTCAGCGAGGACGAGGGCGAGATCACCCTCTACGGCGACGTTATGAGCCAGCAGCCGATCGACTGGTGGACAGGCGAGCCGGAGCCCGGCCTCTATATCACGCCGGAGGGCTTCATGGAAGATTTGGCGGCCGTGAAGGACAAAGCCCACATCACCGTAAAACTCAACAGCTGTGGGGGCGACCTTTACACCGGGATCGCAATCCATAACGCATTGAAAGCGCTCAGCGGCGACGTGAACGTCGTCGTAGAAGGGATCGCTGCCAGCGCTGCCAGCGTGATTATGTGCGCCGGTGATACCGTGACCGTGTACCCCGGATCTCTGATTATGATCCACGGCGTCAGCGTCATGCTCTGGGACAGCCTGAACATTCAGGACATGAAGCAGCTCATTAAGGGTATGGACGCCAGCGAGCGGGCCGTCGCCGAAATCTACGACGGAAAGACCGGGCTCGGCGTTGATACCTTACGCAGCATGATGACAAAAGAAACGTGGATGACTGGGCGGGAGGCTCTCGACAAGGGCTTCGCGGACGCCTTAAAGGAGGACGAGGAAGAACCGGACATGAGCATGAGCTCAGATCGGAAAGTCCTCTATGTCAATGGTGTAAGCCACAACATTGAGGGCTTGCATAATGTACCGGGAACTATCCCGATCCAGAGAAGTGCCAAACCGGCAAAACGTCCGGCGGCAAATAAGAGGCCGACCAACAAGGCGGCAACAAAAACAGAAGGAGGTAAAAACCACATGACACTCGAAGAATTAAGGGCACAGGAGCCGGAGCTGGTGAGCCAGATCGAGCAGGAAGCCCGGAACACGGCCCAGACTCAGACCACCGACGCCGTAGCCGCAGAGCGCCAGCGTCTTGCGGATATTGACTCGATCGCTGCCTCTATCCCGGATCAGCAGCTTGTCCATGACGCCAAGTACGGGGACAAGCCTTGCACCGCTCAGGAGCTTTGTTTCCGCGTAATGCAGCAGAGCGCGGCGTCCGGGCAGCATTTTCTCGCAAACTACACGGCAGACGGCGCAGCGTCCGGCACTGCCAAAGTAGGCGCTGCTCCCAATGGCGGCACTCCTGCCAGCAAGGAAGAACAGGACGCGGCAGACATTCAGGCGGTAGTAAACGCCTATAACGCAAGTAAAGGAGGTACACAGAAATGAGTAAGAGACTCGACGAAACTCTCGGCACCGTCGGCTATGATAACCTGATTAACGGTTTATATCCTCCGGCTGAGCCGTTTTCCGTTGTGATCCGCAAGGGATCCGCTGAGACGACCTACAAGCGCGGCACCGTGCTGGCCCTGTCCGAAGGAACTGCCGGAGACGGCAAATATGTAATTCTCGGCACGGCGGCAGCCTCCAACGAGACACTGACGGCTAACTGCGTGCTGGCCGAGGACGTCACCGTGGGAACCGCTAACGACGAAACAGCGGTAGCGTACCGCACCGGCCACTTTAACAGCAACGCCCTGATTATGGACGCTGAGCACACTTTCAGCGCAGCAGACAAGGAAGCACTGCGCGGCGTGGGGATCCTGATCTCTGACGCGGTAGAAATTTAAGAAGGAGGACAGACAAATGGCTTTTAATTTTTATGATACTCACACACTGCTGGCTTCCGTCCAGCAGCTCCCGCCTCTGCACACGTTCCTTCTGGATCGGTATTTCCCGACCAATGCGGCGACCGACATTTTCGCCACCAACGACGTGCTGGTGGAATACAAGAAAGGACACAAGAAAGCGGCCCCGTTCGTGGCACCCAGAAAGGGCGGGATCACGATCCTGCGCGACGGCTACGAAATGAGGCGCTTCACTCCGTCCTATATCGCACCGAAGCGCCCTCTTACCATTGACGACCTGAGAAAGCGCGGTTTTGGGGAGGCGCTCTACCCTACCCTTACCCCTCAGCAGAGACAGGGCGTCATTATGCTGGCCGATCTGGACGAACTGCGCGGCATGAACGCACGACGCAAGGAAGCCATGGCGGCGCAGGTAATCTTTACAAACGCCTGCACTATGGACGAGTATGTGGACGACTTCGAGCACTTCGAGGAACGGGAGGTGCGCTACTTCGACGGCGCAAGCAATCCGGCAATCTATACCCCTTCCGCTGACTGGACAACGACCGAGGCGTCCGGAAAGCAGATGATCAGCGACATGGCGTCCATGATCTCAATGCTGACCTCTCGCGGGCTCCCGGCCACGGACGTGCTGGTGGCTCCTGACGTGGCCGACATTATCCTGAGCAACGAGTGGATCCTGAAGCTGCTCGATAACCGCAACTACCAGATCGGCGGCGTGGATCCTGAAACCCTTCCGGCTGGTGCGACAAAGATCTGCCGCCTGAATATCAAGGGCCACATGGTAGACGTGCTCAGCTATGAGGACAACTACACCGAAGTAGACGGAACCGTGACGCCTTATATCCCGGCGGGCACTATCGCAGTAGGCGCTCCGGCTGCTGGCCGCACGGTGTACGGCGCGATCACTCAGGTAGAGCAGGCCGACGGCGAGTTCCACACTTACACCGGCATGAATGTGCCGAAGTATCTCAGCGACGCCGCGCACGACGTCCGCGAGGTAACTCTGAAATCCGCACCGCTTTGTATGCCGAACAACGAGAACCCGTTCATTACAGCCAAAGTCGTGACAGACTAAGCACGGCAGAAAGGAGCGCAGCATGAAGAAAATCAGAGTAACCCGCGGAGGCTGCGGGATCTGCTACACCGACGCTAACGGCGTAAAACGCCATGCACTTAAAACCCCGGAAAACGGGGCTTTTGAGTGCGGCGACGAACAGGCCGACCGCCTCGTCCGTCTGGGCGTGGCTGCTTATGTCGGATCCGCTGAAAAACCCGCACAGCAGGCAGACGCCAATCTGGATCAGACCGAGGAACCGGAGCAGACAGTGAAGGGACACCTCAGTGCTGAGGATCTGGAAGGCTGGAGCTATAACGAGCTGAAAAAGCTCGCGGCTGAAATGGGCGTGGAAGTCAAAGGCAATAAAAAGGCCGACTATATCGCCGCGATCGCAGCCGAGGAAGTAGAGGCAGGCGCTGAGGACGACGAGCTGCCGCCGGATCTGGACGTAGTGGATCCGGAGTAAGGAGGCCGCCATGATAAAAATGATTAAAGGCGCTTACGGCCTGAAAATAAACGGAGTCGTTGAGGCTATGACAAGCCGATCGGCTCCGTTCTCTCTTGCCGACGCCCGCGAGGCTGAGCTTGTAGCTGCTGGCGTTGCGGTATATGTGCAGGAGCCGGACGAGGATCCGGCATACAGCAAAATGAAAATGGCGGAACTCCGGGAAGCTGCTGCAGCGTATGGCGTAGACGCCAGCAAGATCCGGAGCAAAAAGGAAGTAATCGCCATGATCGAGGAAGCAAAGGCGAAAGCTGCCGAAAAGCCGGAGGACTAACCCGTGACTTTCAAGGAGCAGATCCAGCAGGATCTCGACACGGTATTCCTCAATCTGGACGAGTTTGCAGAACTTCGCCGCGTTGAGGGGAAGCAGATCCCCGTTGTGGTAGATAACGATCAGCTCGTAAAGCTCAAACAGGGGCAGATACTCGGGCTCGTTGAGGCCGACATGCTGCTCATGGGAAAGCAAGAAGATTTTCCGGCAGACATGGAGCCGGGCAGGCTCCTGAACGTAGACGGCCGGGAAATGATCGTGACAAACTCAGGCACCGACATGGGGCTCATTGAGGTAGCTCTACGCCAGAACAGAACCGGCTAAGGAGGTGCGCCATGTTACTTGTTGATAGTATCGACAATCTGGTGAACTGGCTCGCGGAAAATGTATGCAGCCAGATCCAGCTCAAACTCCCGAACGACTACCAGAACGACACCGACTACGACGTGGAGTTTGTAAACCCGGCCGCCTTCCCCCTATACACTCCGGGAAAAGACCGCTTGCCGCCAAACGTACCGGCTCCGATCCCTTCGATATGCGCTCAGCTCATGGAAGGGAGCGACGACCTCATAAAGCGGCAGCGCCTTCTCCAGTTTCGGCTCTGCCTTGCCTGCTGGAACCCCGGAGAACACGGCGGGGAAATATACCGCCCTCGCCCGAACAGCGCAGCGCTCGGCGGGTATTCCTATTACCGCGTCACGGGGGAAGCTGCAAAGACATACACCCGCAACATGAATGGCTGGAGGGACTCGTTCAACTTCGCCGATCTGGTGCTGCGGGAAATTGAAAATGCGGAATATATCGCAGGCCACCGGCTCGTGAAGGAGCAAGGGATCAAGTATGGACTTTTTACCGAGGAAGGGAACATCTGGGACTATTACCCGTACTGGCATAACTGGATCACCTTCACACTGGAGGCAGGCGTAACCGCCGCAACCCCGAAGCAATATGAAGATTTTTTATGATAAGGAGGCAAAACTATGGCTTATAAGCATGGAGCCTACGGCGAAATCGGCGACAGCAAAGTGGCAAGCACTACGCAGGCCGACGTCGTAGCCGCCTATATCGGCACCGCACCGGTAAACCTGATCCGGGGCTATGCCGACATGGATCTCGTCAATATGCCGATCAAGCTCACCGACATGGGCGACGCCCAGAGCAAGCTCGGCTATGCACAGAACTGGGCCGACTTCACACTCTGCGAAGCCTTCGCCCAGCACTTTGACAATACCGTCGGGAATGTGGGCCCGATCTACGTCGTGAACGTCCTCGATCCGGACGTACACAAAGACGCGGAAAAAACCACCAAAACGCTGACCTTCAAGAATAACCGGACGGAGTTTGAAAGCTCCGACATTATTCTGGACACCTTCGCGATCGCCGATAAGGCCGAAGGCGTGGACTATTCCCTCGGCTACAACTTCACAAAGGGCACCGTCGTGGTGCAGCTGCTCAAAGATCTGGAGTCCGACAGTCTGGAGTGTACCTACAACACCGTGGACGCCTCAGCGGTAGAGTCTGACGACATTATCGGGCAGGAAACAGCAGACGGGCAATACACCGGCCTGCACGCCATGTCTCTGCTCTATCAGTACCACAATGCCGTCCTCAATATTCTGGCAGCACCCGGCTGGAGCCATATCCCGGAAGTTTATAAGGCTATGGTGAGCACCGTCCAGAAGCTCAACGGCCACTGGGACGGCTTCGTAAATGCCGACATTCCTCTGGTAGACAGCGAGAGCCAGAAGATCGACACGATCGCAAAGGCTCAGAAGTGGGCCGAAGATAACGGCTACAACAGTGAACGCAGCAAGGTATACTGGCCGCAGGCAATAGATGGAAGCGGGCGCGTGTTCCATATCTCGTCTATTGCAACCGCTACCATGCTGCGCGTGGATCTGGAGAACGACGGCGTACCTTTTGAGTCTCCGTCTAACAAGGCGATCATGGCAACCGCTCAGTATTTTGGAGCAGACTCCAAGAGCCGTGGCTTCGATCAGCAGACCGCCAACAGCCTAAACGAAAAAGGCATTACGACCATCTGCTTTTGGGCTGGACAGTGGGTGCTCTGGGGCCCGCACACGGCGGCCTACACCTACAACGGCAGCATGGACGCTCGCGCTATCTTCGACAGCAATATCCGTATGCTTATGCACATCACGAACAGCTTCCAGCTGGATCATGGAACGGAGATCGACTCCCCCATGACTCCGCAGGACAAGGACACGATCCTGAACTTCGAGAAGCAGAAGCTCGACACCCTTCTGGGGATCGGCGCTCTGATCGGTACGCCTACGGTGGAGTTTTTGGAGAGTGCAAACCCGACCAGCGACATGATGAACGGCGACTTTGTGTGGGATATTTCCGCAACGCCTACGCCGCCCTTTAAGTCTGGCACTGCTCGCGTGTGCTACACAGATGAAGGCTTCCAGTCCTTCTTTGAGTCTGAATAAGGAGGTGCAGAAAAATGGGAAAATGGATGGATCTCAAGGGCCCCGTGGTGGCCGATACCGTTTACTCCGACAACACGCTGGTGGCTAAGGACGTATCGTTCACCCTTCCGGGCCTTGAATTTATGACCGCTGACGTCATGGCTATGGGTAACATGACCGTGCCGCTCGTGGGCCTTCTGGAAAACATGGAGCTCACGATCACCAAGATCGGCGTGGACATGGGCCTCAGCCGTCTGGGGCGTCTGGAAAAGCAGAACCTTGAGTTTCGCTGGGTGCAGAACGTCGTCAAGTCTGACGGCTCTCAGGGGACTGAGGGCTGCAAGGCTTTTGTCCGTGTTATGCCTGCGGCGCTTCCTGAGCTGGGCGTCGAAATCGGATCCGCAACCGAAGCCGAAGGCACTTACACCGTTACCCGTATGCAGATCTACGCAAACGGCGCGGAATACATGTGCGTGGACAGACTGAGCCAGATCCTCCGTGTCAACGGCAAGGACTACATGAGCCAGATCAACAACCTGCTCTAAATATGAATATCTGAATGAACGGCCCGCCGGACTTCCCTCTGGCGGGCTTATTTTGCGAAAGGAGCCAAAACATGAAAGAAGTAACCAAGAACCCGATCAAGGGCACGCTGCGCCTGAAAAATCCGATCATGATTAACGGGAACGAAATCACCGAAGTGACCTACGACTCGAACGAGATCGACGGGATCCTTTTTGCGACGGCCGAGTCGAAAAGGAAGGCGGCAGCAGTAGGCCGAAAAGATATTTCTATCGCCCCGGCGGCTGAATTTGATTTTAGTCTCCACCTTTACCTCGGCTTCGCCGCCATTGTGGCTGTGAACCCCTCTTATGATTTTTCTGATCTTGAAAGGATTAAGGGCCACGACGTTGTGGAGGTTATGACGATCGGCCGAAATTTTATGCTCGCGTCGGGGGAGAAAACACAAACGGGCGACGACTCCGGCGAGCCTACCGAGACTACGCCAGAGTCTACCACACCAGCACGTCCGACCTCGAAAAAAAGCGAGTAACGGACTTTATTCTTGAATATGCAGAAGCGGCCGAGGATCTCGCGGAAGAAAGAAAACGCATGGAGAAGAACCGGCCGCACTTCAAGCCCAAACATGTAAGGAAACGGAGGTGAGGACATGGCGGGCAAGACCTTACAATCTACGATCGAGATCGCCGGTTCCCTCAGCCCGTCTTTACAGCAGGCTATAAAGCAGGCAGTTGACCGGCTCGAAGAAATGAGTCAGGAGACGCTGGAGTCTGCCGGAGCTGCCGCTAAACTGGCAGCGGAAATCAATACACAGGAGTCTGTACTGAGAAACCTCCAGCGAGGGTACGAAGATTATATCGTGAGCGGATCCGAAAGCACCGACGAGGCTCTAAGGCTTGCCGACACCATTCAGGATCTGTCCAACGAACTGAACGAAAACCGGGGAGCACTCGAAGCAGCCCACGAGGCAGCCCAAAAGCTCGCTGGAGGCCAGCAGGAAACCGCCGACGCATACAGCAAGCTGCAAAAACAGATCGGCGAACAGGAAGCGGAGCTTGCGACTCTGCGCCGCTCCTATGCCAACGTAGCGCTTGAACAGGGCGAAACCTCGGCCGAAGCGCGGCAGCTGGCAAGCCAGATCAGCCAACTTTCCGGCGATCTGAACGAGAACCGGCAGAGGCTAAGTGCTGCCGAACAGGCAGCGGATCAACTGGGCAACTCTCTGGAGGACGCCGGGCAGGACGCGGAAAGCTCCAGCGAAGGCTACACAGTGCTGAAAAATGTCCTTGCCAACCTTGTGACCGAGGGGATCAATAAAGCGGTGGACGCTTTCAAGGAGCTGGCGACGGAGGGAGACACCTCTCTCGCTATGCTAAGCGCCAGAACAGGAGCCACCGCGCAAGAACTCGAAGGCTTCGAGGACGTCATGTACGAGGTTTACAACTCCAACTATGGCGACAGCCTCGGAGACGTTTCGGAAAAACTCTCCACCGTCATTCAAATGACCGACAATCTGGACAAGGCTTCGCTGGCTCAGATAACCAAAAACGCGATCGCGCTGGAGGATGTGTTCGGCTTCGATGTAGTGGAAAGCCTGAGGGCTGCGAACAGCCTCACGGATCAGTTTGGCATAAGCGCAGAGGAAGCGTTTAACCTTATCGTGCAAGGGGCACAAAAAGGGCTGAACCAAAACGACGACCTTCTGGACACGATCAACGAGTACAGCGTCCAGTTTCGGAACGCCGGATATTCTGCCGACGACATGTTCAACATGCTGGCAAACGGAGCCGAGACTGGAACATGGAGCATTGACAAGCTGGGCGACGCAGTAAAAGAGTTTAACATACGAATGAGCGACGGCACAGCAAACGAGTACCTCGAACAGCTCGGCCTTAATACCGAGGAAGTAATCGCTCAATTCAACAAGGGCGGGCCAGAGGCTCAGGCTGCGATCGGCGACATTATGGAGGCTCTGCAAGAGTGCGACGACGCGACGCTGCAATATCAGGCAGGCGTCGGCCTGTTTGGCACTATGTGGGAGGATCTGGGGGTTGACACCGTGGCGTCCCTTATGGACACACAGGGCGCGATCCAGAGCACTTCCGACGCCATGGCACAACTGGACAGCGCCGCCTATGATACGCTGGAGAGCTCACTCTCCCAGCTGGGGCGCACAATCAAGTCCGAAGTGGTGCAGCCGGTAGCCGAAGAACTCACTCCCGCCATGAAAGAGGCCGTGGACTATGTGAACGCAAATGTAGCCCCGGCGGTGGACTGGGTATCGTCTCACCTTCCTGAGATCGGCCTTGCGTTGGGAACGCTCAGCGCCGTTTTGGTGGCTATGAACTGGGGCTCTCTCGTGGCGCAGTTTGGAAAAATAAAGGGAGCGATCACCGGATTTACGACCGCCCTCGGCGCAGTCTCCGGGCCTGTCATGGCCGTGATCGCAATCGTGGCCGCGCTGGCTGCCGGTTTTATGTATCTATGGCAGACAAACGAGGACTTCCGGGCTAATGTGACAGCAATCTGGGCCGAGCTGCAAGCCAGCTTTTCGGAGCTCGGAGCCGGAATCATGCAAATGATTAACCAGCTTATGCCGCTGATCCAACAGACTGCGGCGACCGTTCTCTCTGCCTTCGCACAAATTGCCTCGGCAGTGATCCCGGTGCTGGTGGAGCTGATCGGCGCTATTCTGCCGGTTATTATTGACCTTATAAACCAAATGCTCCCGATCCTGACGCAGATCGTCCAGACAGTGCTCACTACGCTGATAGACCTAATCAACCAGCTGCTCCCGGTGATAATGCAGATCATTCAGGCAGTCTTGCCGGTGCTGGTGGAGTTTATCAACGCACTGCTCCCTGTTTTAATGCAGATCGTTCAGGCGATCCTTCCGGTGTTTGTGCAGCTTCTGTCTCTTATACACATCTGACGCTGCCGACGAATAGAGAGGTGTAGATC